TATAACGAATCTGATAACCTATCAGTAGCAGCAACAAATCTTTTCTTAAAATACGAAGTTTCTATTGACATTATCAAGAATCTTTGATATAATATATTATATTAAATTATGGAGAACAATTATGGGAGTACCATTTAAATACATTGACGACGGTAGATATTACGGCATGCCAAAGAATTCTACTGTGGTATGGAAACCTAAGATCTATCCTGCTGATAAGTTTGACTACGAAAAGATTAAAGCTAGAGTAGAAAAGTACCGAGAAGACGGCAACAAGAAAGGCCTTGAAACATTAGCACGAAACTTCGAAAGAGTCTGTAAAGATAATCCAGGTGTATTCGATCATTTCTTAGAGTTACTAAAATAGGAGTCTATATGACAAAACAAACCAACCCAGTTTCGGTTGATGTACTACAAGAGTGCGTTGACCTTCAATTGAAAAAGTCGAGAGATTATCAAAATCCAAACTCGACTGTTCAACAAGCTGACTACTATCCTAACGGAATTACAACCATTCATGATATTATGCATGCAAAAATGCTACGTATGAAATCAGTAATGGAAGCAATGCAGTCAGATGATTACGATCCTAACTTTGAGTCCCTTGAAGATTCGGCAAAAGACTTGATTAACTATTCAAGTTTCTTTGTTGCATATTGTCGTCAAGGTATTAAAGGTCAGGATTCAACTAAAGATGTATTTAACAGGAGTACTATATAATGAGTAATATAATTTTACCATCAAGTGACAAGGACTTGAAAAGAATCCGTGGTTGCATGGAAGAAATGAGCAATTCTTATACAAGAATGGACGGAGAACGTAGTTTCCAAAAGGAAGCAATTGATGCCTTGGCTGAAGAAGTAGAAGTACCTAAAAGTATTTTACGCAAAGCTGCTCGAGCTTATCACAACCAAAATGTTACAGATCTAATCGGTGAAGTATCAGATATTGAAGCACTGTTGGAAGCAATCTAATGAAACAAGTCAAAGACATTCGTAATATCATTATGAACAAGTATCTTCTTGAAGATTATACTATTGATCGTACTGGTGCAAAAACCATCGAAGTCTTCGGCGAATCGTTTCTTGCTGATGAAGATTATGTAATTCGTAAACCTGCATATAAGTACATTGATCGTGAACTCGAATGGTATATGTCTGAATCATTATATGTTGATGACATACCAGGAGAAACTCCACAGATTTGGAAAGATATATCTTCTAACGAAGGTAAGATCAATTCAAATTATGGTTGGTGTATCTATTCAGCAGAGAATGGTAATCAATATAAACATGTTCTTCGAGAGTTGAAAAGTAATCCAAACAGCCGTCGTGCTGCTATGATTTATAATCGACCAACAATGCATCTTGATTATAACCGAGATGGTATGAATGATTTCATGTGTACCTTTAGTAATACATTTATGATTCGAGATGGCAAACTTATTTCCCATTATGTAATGAGATCTAACGACGCAGTCTTTGGTTATAATAATGATTACGCTTGGGCAAAGTTTGTTCAGAATCAACTTGCTTATGACCTTGAGGTTGAAGTAGGAGATCTGATATGGACAGCAACAAATTTCCATGTATATGAAAGACACTTTGATCTTATTGAGGAAATGGTAAACAATGCACCTATACTCAGATAAGTGGGATAAACGATTTATTCGAGTTGCACAAGAAGTTTCAAGTTGGTCGAAAGATCCAAGTAAACAAATAGGAGCTGTTATTGTAAAAGATAAACGTATCCTAGCAACTGGTTATAATGGCTTTCCTAAAGGTATTGATGATTCTAAAGATAAGTATAACAACAGAGAACTGAAATATGAACTCGTTGTTCATGCTGAAATGAATGCAATCTATAATGCCTCTTTTCATGGAGTATCGTTAAAAGATACAACAATGTATGTGTGGGGTTTGCCTGTCTGTAATGAATGTGCAAAGGGAATTATACAAGTTGGCATAAATAGAATTGTAATGGCTGCAGAAGATGTTCCTCAAAGATGGATTGATTCTTATAGTAAGTCAAAACAACTCTTTATCGAGTCAGGCTGTAAATTTGAAACAGATTTCAGATTGGCTAAATAAACTATTGACAACTGCACAAAAATTTGTTATAATAGTAAATATTAACAAGGAAACTATATTATGAAAGAAACACTTAAAGATTTTGGATTTGGCGTGGCAACTGTGTTGCTCATTGTTGGAGTTATTTCAGCTCTCATCGGTCTCGGTGAATTGGTTGGTGCAACTTCTGATACAATACGACTTGCACTTGCAGCTCCATTCTTCCTATACTTTACCTACCTCTTCGGTGGACTAACCCGAAACATTTATTTTAAGAAGAACTAATTATGTCTCTACAGCGTTCTATGTCTTTACATAAAAGAATCGTTCTTGACTTTGATGACACATTAGCATTTACATCAAATAGAGATTGGGATAATGCAAAACCCAACGTTCCTCTAATTAAAAAATGTAATGATCTATATAATCAAGGTTGGACTATTGACATATATACAGCTCGTGGTTCTATTTCTTGTAGGAGTAGAGAAGAAGCTGCAGTTAAGTATGGTCCTCAAATTGAATCGTGGTTAGAAAAGAATAACGTAAAATACCATGCACTTAGTTTTAATAAACCACTCGCAGCATATTACATTGACGATAAAGGTATTACACCTGAAGATTTTGTAGAGGCTGACATTCGTGAATTGGAAGGCGGCCTATCAGGCTCTGACATTTACACCGACGGTAAGTTTGTTCACAAGACAGCTAAGAACGCTCATGAAGCCGCACTTTGGTATGAGAAAACCGGTTGGGCAGTATGTACACCTGAGATTCATCGAGTGGTTGGTGATACGATTACAATGGATTATATTGAAAACGATCCTAAATTTTTCGAAGAGAATCCTTATATAGCAATGGCGTTAATCCAAGAAGCTCTTGATGCTTTTAGTGAGATGCCAACCGAAACAAAGTTTCTAACCTTTGATGATTATATAGCAAGAATCGTAAATCACTGTACTAATGCTAACCTTGAACCTTTTAATGATGTCGTTGAAAAACTATCTGCTATTGAATTAGAGTATGGCTATTGTCATGGAGATTTTGGTATTAAGAACATGTTATTTAATGACACTGACAGTATGTACTTAATTGATCCTATTCCTAATGTATTTGGTTGTCGTGAACTTGATATAGCGAAGTTTATCGCAAGTTTAATAATCAATCGTTATGATAGTCATGTGCAAGATCTTGTTATTAATACAATGTTGGCATATAATCATTGGATAGATAAGTATGAGTTGTTAACACTAACAGCAGCTGAAGTTATTCGAGTATATAAGTACCACCCAGATAAAGACTTTATTATACAGTGCGTTAACGATCTGTTGGATATTATTGACTATGCAGAATGATATATTCATAGTAAGTAATAAAATAGAACGAATCGAAAACTTTCTTGAGATGTATAATGTATACGATGAAGATACGTATATGAATTTACATGTTATCTTAGATGATAGGAATAAGTCATATAACGTAGAAAGTATATCAGATAAGATAACAATTCACTATGCAACTGATGTGATTAATAAAGTAAAGCATTTCTTTGATGAAGAGTGGTTGTTACGAATACTTGATGTATACGGAGTAGCAATAAAATGGTTAGTCTTTCCTTATGTACACGAAATATTAAACATCAACAGAGCAATGATGATTGATGACGATACGTTATTAATGAAGCCTGTTGACCATTACTTCTTTGAACCTTATGTATTCTATAACGAATCTGCATTAGGTGTTATGGGTAAGTTTGTAGAAGCAGTACTTAATCCAATTTATAAAGACAAAGTTGATATTACTACGATGAGATTCAAACCTTATTTTAGTATGAACTCAGGTCAGGTTGTACATACAAAGAACGATCATTATCTTGAGTTCTTTAAAAGAGCAGCCTGTAAAGATATGTATGTTCTTATTATGGAAGGTGTACACAAATACAAAAACAAAAAAGGTTATGGTGGTTCAGTTATACCAAAGTATGGAACTCCAGGTAATAACCGATCTATGGGTGGAAAGTTTTGGTGTATAGAACAAAACATATATGCAATTTATTATAAATGGTTATCAGAGAATGGATTTGAGGTAAGCAGGTTTGGTAGTGACGTACGTATTTGGACTACGGTTCTAAAACTTGACGCAGTGTTAAATTTTAAATCCTTCCCTGCATATATACATTATCTACCAACTGATAAAACACCACTCTATACGGTGTATGCTAAACGAGTTAAAGAAATTTTGAGGGAAGAAAATGTTTCTAGATAGGAAAAAATTACCGGCTGAATGTAAGGTCGGATTTACATGTTCAACGTTTGATCTGTTTCATGCAGGTCATATTGTAATGTTACAAGAAGCAAAGACGTTGTGCGATTATTTAATTGTTGGATTATTGATTGACCCAACCGTGGATCGTCCTGATGCAAAGAACGCACCAGTTCAGACTCCATTTGAAAGATACATACAGTTATCTTCTTGTAAATATGTAGACGAGGTAATACCTTTCTCAACTGAGCAAGAATTGGTTGATATGATTTTAACTATCAATCCTGATATTAGAATTGTTGGTGAAGAATACAAAGATGTTGAGCATACTGGAAAAGGTTTATGTCCTGTTCATTATAATCGTAGAAGGCATTCTTTCAGTTCGTCAGAGCTCAGACAACGTGTGGTCAATTCGGATAAATAAATTTAACAGAACGGCAAACTTTATATTATGAAAAACATTGGATTTGGAAAGATCGGTAAATCGGTCAAGTTTAAGCGGAATCGCTTTTCTCCTATTGGTGGAGACAACGAGCCGTCTACAGTACTTATTGCACTCGCAAATAATAACCCAGACAAAACATTTTACATTATCGGACGATCTGATTTCAGTACTCTAAATGAGTCTGAAACATTGGAGTTATTTCCCTTTGATAATGTAATTGATATTTGGAAAGGTATTAAAAATAAAGACGAAGATAGATTCTTTAATCACGTGATTGATTACTTTAAGAGTAGGTCAATGAAATTAGACTATACTGTTTTAATGGTTGGTCAAGTTGGTACGGTTACAATCCCAGGTAAAATTGAACAAGTTAAAGATCGTACACTTAAAGCTGCTGTGATTGATATGACAAAGAATTATACATCACCAATTGCTATTTGGATTAACGAAGAGAATCCTGATTATGTTGAGATTGTAAACGATCCTCGGTATGTTATGAATCAATCAAGAGACATATTCAATTTACCAAATATATCTTTAGGACAATACGATTACGAATATAAGGTAAGTAGTATTAAGTCATATAAAGAACAAGATCGTTATGACAGATCAATGCCTTCAACATATGCAGGAATGGAAACTTGTTTCTGTATTAACTATCAACATACTGAACAGTTCAACTTAAATCGTAACGTTCCTTTTATGGTTATCTTAAACGAAGCTAAACCTTCAAGATACAATTTATTAAAGGATTGGGTATTAGATGAACATGATGATGTTGAGATCTATGGTAAATGGGAACATCCTAATACCGAAACAGACGCAAGGTTCAAAGGATCTATTCATCTTGATGATGTAATGGCTAAAATGAATAATGTTAAATTTACTTTTATTATTCCAATCGCAAAAGGTTGGGTAACTTCAAAGTATATTGAAATGGTACATGCTGGTGTGATACCGTTCTTACATCCATCTTATGATGAACAAGGGCATTTGCCAATACCAGATTTTTTAAGACCGAAGACTCCTGCTGAATTTAAAGAAAGGATGAATAGGTTATTAAATAACGAACAGGAATATGAATCGGTAATTACAGGATTACGTAAACTTATATGTAAACCTGAATACTACGATGGTACATTCTTAAACAATAAAATTATGACAGCGATTGATAATGATTATGTTGCACCTAATGTAATGCAATTTGATAAGAAAGTAGCTGCAACACTTGAGGATTTTTTCGGATGAACAAAAAAGAAATAACATGGGCACCACTCATTCCACTTATCGGTGGACAAATGCTAGGCGCAGAAAGAGCGTTTGGTAAACCACCCACAGCAATCTACTCTTATGGCGGGTTTGAGGATAACGATAGTCATTACGTAAACTACCAACAAAATACAATGGCACGCGATATTCCTTATATTAAACTTGATGAAGTAGAAAACAGTGGACTAACACAAGTTGATGTGGTCTCTGGTACTCCACCATGTGCTGCTCTATCTCAATTAAATACAGGAACAACTACAGAGAGTAAAGGCGCAGGTTGTGCTAAGAACGAATTTATGTATATGGTCTTTCAAGATGGTATTGATAGACTTGGTGCAAAGGTAGTGATTGTTGAGAATGCTCCTGCATTGTTTACAAATAAAGGTCGTCCTGTAGCAAATAGACTGTATGAAATATGTGCTGAGCGTGGGTATTCATTATCCCTGTATAAAACCTCAACTAGGTTTCACGGAGTCCCTCAAGGACGCGACAGGACCTTTGCGATCGGCTGGAAGTCTGACTCTGCTCCTGTAATGAACTGGTATAATAAAGAACGAAAGGATTTTGCTGAATACTTACAAGAGATTCCTGTTGATGCATTACATCAAGATTTGATTATTAATAAGCATGTACCTAACGAACCATATTACAATTTCATTAAGACAAAAACAAATCGTGATGTTCGAGAGCTTATGGTTGAAGAGAACGTTAAGACAACTCTGAATTATGTTTGTAAGAAAGGTTGGATGAAAGAAGCCAACGAATGGTTCCATAGAACAGGAAACGAAAAAGGCGCCAAATACTCAGATCATGCCATTATGAAGTTTGCTGATGGTAAAGGTGTATGGGATGGTTCAGTACATGTCTTTGGCGAATATATGAATGCAGTAATTGGTCGTAACATGGTTGATACAATGCATCCTACTGAAGAAAGGTCATTAACAATTCGAGAAGCTTTACATATGATGGGCTTTCCTGAGAACTTTGAGTTATTACATGGCTTGAAGAAAATGAATCATATTGCACAGAATGTTCCTGTACCAACATCTTCTGATCTACATAGTGAAATCGCTAAGTTCTTAGCAGGTGAACTCGATATGTCAGAGTCAACTTATCTTCGACAGAACAACCATAAGCAATTAATGGAACATGACAAGAATGGTGTAGACACAACTCCAAACTTAGATGAATTCTTTGCATAAAACTATTGACAAGACTAGGAAAGTTTGTTATAATAGTATATTAAATTAAAGGTAAACATATGAGAAACGATTTAATCATCGACTTTGAAACAATGGGACAAGATGTTCATAACTGTGCAGTCATTGATGTATCTGTAATGGTATTTCAGTGGGACAAGTTTACATCTGATAATCCCTACAACTTAAGCGATGTATTCAAAGCAAAGAAATTTAAATTGAATGTAGCTGAACAAGTAAAGAATTATAATTGGGTAGTTGATAGAGGTACTCTCGACTTTTGGTCTAAACAAGATTCAGAAGTAAGAAAGAATATTGCTCCTAAAAGTTCAGACCTATCGGTTGAAGACTTTGTGAAACAGTTTACCGACTTTTTAATTGATGCGCCAAAGATAAACTATTGGTGGTCAAGATCTAATTCCTTTGACCCTGTTATTCTTGAAAGGCTTTTTAAGTCTCAAGGTAAAGTAGGTCATTTACAATCACACCTTAAACATTGGTCTGTTAGAGATACAAGAACCTTTATTGATGCAAAGTTTGATTTTGGTTTAAAGAAGAACGGATTCCCACCTTGTGCAAACGAAGATAAGTGGGATTCAGTATTTAAAGCACACGATTCGGCATGGGACATATTGGCTGATGTATTAAGATTACAGTCAATCACTCGAGCTGAAAACGACTTGGAGCAAATTACAGTATGAAGTTAGAAGTAAAGACAGAAGAACTACAAAAACAAAGACTCTTTATTGGTACACCTATGTATGGTGGTCAGTGTACAGGACTATATACCAAATCGACTAATGATTTAAGTATGTTATGTAGTTCTCACAAAATTCCAATGAAGTACTACTTTCTATTCAACGAAAGTCTAATTCAAAGAGCAAGGAACTATATCGTAGATGAATTCCTTCGTTCTGATTGTACTCATTTATTGTTTATTGATGCAGACATTGGATTTGATCCACGTGACGCGTTAGCATTACTTGCATTACAGATTTCAGATCCAGAAAAATACGACGTTGTATGTGGTCCATATCCTAAGAAGACAATTGCTTGGGAAAAGGTAGCTGCAGCTTCTAAGGCCGGTGTAGGAGTAGAGAATCCTTTTGACTTAGAAAAATTTACATCAGATTTTGTTTTTAATCCAGTTGGAGATATAAAACAATTTAAACTCGCAGAACCTGTTGAAGTTGCCGAAGGCGGTACTGGGTTTATGCTAATTACAAGAGATGCATTAGAGAAATATCGAGATGCATATCCTGAATTGGCATATAGACCAGATCACGTTAGGACAGAACAATTTGACGGTACTCGCGATATCCACGCTTTCTTCGATTGTGTCATTGACCCAGAATCTAGAAGGTACTTATCCGAAGACTACTTCTTCTGTAAAATGGCTCGTAAAGCCGGACTATCAGTATGGATGTGTCCTTGGATGAAAATCAACCATGTTGGTTCTTATATCTTTAAGGGTGACATGGGATCTCTCGGTCAATTAGGTGTTACGGCAACTGCAGATGATACATCTAACAGAAAGTCTTATAATCCTATTGACAAATCTAAATAAACCTGTTATAATATACAACAATAAACTAATGGAGAAACTTATATAATGAAATTTTCTAACGAAACCTTGACGGTCCTAAAAAGCTTTACCTCTATCAACAAGTCAATCTTGTTGTCAGCTGGTTCGGTTATTAAGACTATAACTCCAGAGAAAACACTGATTGCGATTGCGAATATCGGTCAAGAAATACCATCTGATGCATGTATTTACGACTTATCGCGCTTTCTTTCAATTTTATCTCTATATAATGACCCGGATGTGGAGTTTAATGATAAATACTTTATTATCTCGGAAGGAAAAAGACGTACCAAGTATGTCTTTGCAGATCTATCAATGATTCACACTCCACCAGAAAAGGAAATTAATATTCCTACGGCTGATGTTGTTGTGGATGTAACGGCAGATACGTTGTCTTCAGTATTGAAGGCGGCAGGGGTATTACAATTTTCAGAGATCGCGTTTGTAGGCGAAGGCGGCAAATGCTATCTGAAAGCAATCGACAGTGCCAACGACAACGCAGATGACTTTGGCGTTGAAATTGGGGAAACTGCCGATGAGTTCAGGATTATCATTAAAACTGATAACTTGAAACTAATGCCAATAGATTATGAGGTTACGCTTTGTTCAAAAGGTATCTCACAATTTAAAGGCGAAGGCGTCACGTATTACGTGGCAATTGATTCAAAGTCGACTTATAATAAAAGGTAATGAATATGAATGATGCAATGCAAAACGGCCAACAAGGCCAACAGCAAGAGCAGGAAGCTGTAATTACTCTTGGAGATATCTCAACGCTACTACAGGTCATTGACGTGGTCAGTACTCGCGGTGGATTCCAAGGGCAAGAACTAGCTGGTATCGGTATGCTAAGAAATAAACTCGAA